GCTAATGTATTTAAGTCAGAGATAATATCACTTGTTGCTAATAAATTCATATCAGCGACTACGTCAGCGGTTGCTAGTGTGTTCATATCAGCGACTACGTCAGCGGTTGCCAATACGTTCATATCAGAAACTATGTCAGCAGTTGCCAATACGTTCATATCAGATACTACGTCTGCGGTTGCTAATATGTTCATATCAGAAACTACATCCGCTGTACCGAGAGTGTTCATATCGGAAACTACGTCTGCTGTACCTAGAGTGTTCATATCAGTTACTACGTCAGCTGTGCCTAGAATTGCCATATCAGCTACTGCATCAGTTGTACCTAATCTACCAATCTCTGTAGCTTTATCTGAAACAGTATCAATGTTTGTCTGGTCAGCAGTTGTAGGTGTAGTACGAAGCCAAGAAGTAGTGGCTAAATCATAAATCTTAGTCAGATTATTAGTAGTATCAAAATACATCGCACCATCAATAAGAGTATCACCATCATTATCTACTGATGGGTCACTAGATTTAGCACCTAAATATCTATCATCAAAAGTATCTAATGCTAATTCTGATGCTGTTTCTGCGGTTTCTGCTCCTGTCTTAGCGGTCTCTGCTGCTGTTTGTGCTGCTAAAGCTGCTGCCTTAGCTGCTTCAGTATCTGCAATTAGTGAATCTAAGTCATAACTGTCAGCTAGGACAGATGATGTAGCAATTCCATATCCTCTATCAATACTCATATCTCATCCTATGGTGTCTTTAATCTACGTCTCATAGCTAATACTGCTAGAGCTAATCTCTTCTTCTTAGGTAACTTCATACAACCTCCTACTCAATTAGTTTAATAAAAGCCCCTCAGTTAAGAAGGGCTAGGGTTAAACTAACTTATGAAGTTAATTCTTGGATTGAACCAGGTCTTACAACCTTAGAACCATACACAGTATCAGCTGTGAATAGGTCTGCTAGGTACTCTTGTTGGTATTGAGTCTGCGTACGAATTGACTGTTGAGTCGCAAGTACGTGAGCATCCTTCTGGAATAAGAAAGCTTTCTCTGTAGCACCTGTGCCCACTTGCGTAGACATATATACAGGTACACCATAGATAGAACCAATCTTACCAGTCTTGATTGCATTACCATCACCAATGAACTGTTGCTCTGTGAAGCGGTCAGTAGACATTAGTGCAGTCATACAAGATGGAGTTACGATTAGTGAACGCCCGTCCACTGGAGTATTACCATCATTCAATACTTCAATAGCTGCTAGCAAAGAAGTGTCCCAGTTAGTTACACCAGTGATTACTGAGTTACCACCTGTTAGTGCAGAAGCACCATCTAAGTCAGTGATGATTTTAGAATCAACATTCTGAGCTAAGGCGTAACCAGCATCATCAGTGTAGAACTTACGCATAGAGTTCAATGCTTGTAAATCAGCGATGTCCTCAATACGGGTTGTCCACTCAAAGTGTTGGTCGATAGTTACATTTGTAACACCTGCGGTGTCAACATTGTAAGTAACTTCTACGTTCTTCACTTTTGAATTAGCAGCAGTACGCCCAGGAGTAGGAATGTGAATTGTATCACCTTTCTTACCCGCGTGGTTTAAATTACGTACCAGGTTTGCGGCAACTAAGTTGCCTTTATAAGTCGCGATTACCTCATCTGACCAGATTTCTGGGATGAAGTTAGCGGCTGTTGTTGTAGTCATATTTGTTATAGCCATTTTATATTCTCCTTTAGATTAATAGCATAGTTTATGTAACCCTTCCACTAGCGTACGCATCATATATTACATCCTGAAGCGACTCATATTTCAAAGGGTCTTCCATTTTCATTCGGATTAAATCAGCTCGTCTGAACGTCTTACCTCCTGCAGAACCCGAAGCACTCCTTGACTCTGTAGTAGCTGCTATAAGTTGAGACTCTCTATTAGTCGCTTGCTGTTGTTTTACTTCCTGTGTCTTCGAGACCATTGAACGGTCCTTCCAAGTAGATAGTAGCTCATTAGCTGCATCATAATTATAAGAGTCCGCTGCTTGAAACATCTGCATACGAATCGGACTGCCTTTAACCCAATCTTGAAACTTAGTATCTTTTACTACGTCACCAAAATCAGGGTGGGTTTGTTCCAACTGAACCTTAGCTGCAGACTGTGCCTGCTCCTGCTGGAACTGTTGAAACTGCTGGAACTTAGGGTGGTTTTCGATGGCTGAATTGACTGCCTTAGCAGGGTCATCATAGAAATCCGTACCTTGTTCCTCATATGTATCTGAGGAATTTTCTTGTAGGGGGGTTGACTGCCTAGCTACTTCCGCTTGTAGAAAACTATCTGATAACTTTCTTAACTCTCCAACTTCCTGAGACTTACGTCCCATTTCCCTTTCGAGGTTCTGATAACTATTGATTATGTCTTCTGTACTTTTGCCAGCAAACTTATCGGGTACTTGATACTCTTCAGCTAATGCTTCAGTTGATGTCTCCGTCATTACGTCTGTTGTTGACTCTTGTGTTGCTTCTGTAGGACTTACAGTGTCCTCTACTACTACATTACTCATACTTGGTCTCCGTCCCTAAAGGGATTATGGATGATAAAATGGCAGGGTTAGACTATAAATCTAATTCTTCTGCCGCTAATTTAGTTGTTTCCTCTAATCCAATTACTTGTCTTAGGATTGCCAACTGACCTCTAGCGAACCAAAGGTCTTTCTCTGTCTCCACACTATCTAACTTATTAGTGATGTCTTCAAGATTCTTTAGTTCTGCAACTAAGTCTCTCCATCCATCCTGTTCTGTTAAAGATAATCTATCGTGGTAAAATTTACTGTCCTCTTGCGTTAGCATAATTTAGTGCTGTCTCCGACTGGAGATGTTCAATCTCAGGAATCTTACGCATAGTATCTGCTCTCTTATTTTCAGACTCAGCAGCACTCTTATCTATAGCTGATAATTCCTTCTGCATCTTAACTAAGCGTTCCTGAATATCTAAATCATTAGGCTGTTCTTGTTGTGCTTTAGCTGCGTGTAACATAGCCTTAGCTTGTTCTTCTTGTGCTTCAGCTTGTGTCTTCATAATATCAGCCTTAGCTTGTTCCATCTGCATCTGCTGTTGCATCTGCTGCATCTGTTGTGCTTGTGGATTTGGTTGCATAGCTTGCATTAAGGAGTTTACAATCTGGTCTCTGTTGTGCATACTTGAGTTCTGGAATACAGATATCATCAAGATATTGAATGCTGGTGAATCCTTAGGTACTGATTGTAACATAGAGACCATCTGTTGCATCTCTAGCTCTTTAGCCATAATACCCATAGTAGAGTAAGGTACAAACTTATAGTCTGATACTGGGTATCTCTCTACATCAAATTGAATCTTTCTCCACATACTCTTATTAATCATAGGGATTAAGAATGTATTCTGGAAGTTCATCAGTGTTCTCTTCTGTCTCTTGATTGCAGCTGACTGCATCATAGACATACCACTAGAAGTAGCCCTATCAGGAGCACCCATATCAGAAGAACCTGTTCCCATCTGTACCATATTCTGTAGTGTAGCTACTTGATTGGCTGTCTGTGGGTCTGTTTGACCTAACGTAAGTGGCATAATTGCCTGTCTAGGGTCACCATTAGTAAGAATAGTCTTACCAGGTCTGACCTCTAACTTCAATCCTCTAGGTAACCTAGTAGCATCTGCTGCCATCATAGGTGTAGTCGTAAGTGCTAATGAGTCAATACGTGCTCTCATCTCTGCATCTAACGCCTTCTGAGGATTATAACCTTTCTCACAGACACCTCTGCCCCAGAACTTACTAGGTACTAAATCGTGTTGATAACTAATGAATGGTCTATCCTTCATCATAAAAGGATTCTCTTCAGCACGTAATATGTGCGTATCATTAGCGATAGTCACTACTGCTTCAACTAATTCATCCTCATCATAAGTAAAGTCATCTTGGTCTTTATTCTTATTTAAGAACTTCTTAGGTACCTTACCCCAATATTCAGTAATCTTAATCTGGTCACCAGCATCTCTGTTAGTGTACTCAGGGTCAAAGCCTATCTGTATGATATTAGTATCTGCTTCTATATCTACCTTTTTATAGACACCCTTATTCATCCCTTCAGAAATGATATATCGTGGCTTGTAGACCTCGTGTGCTACTCCCAATGCTTCATTTATAGACTCAGCCGCAGGGTCAATTAAGAACTCCTTAGGTGAGATAGCCTCTACTCTTACTTCAACAGTTGTGACTTCTTCTAATTCTCTAGATGTAGTTAGTGTTCCTTCTACAGGAACCTCTGCTGGCTTACGTTCAATCTTCTCTTCAGTAATAATCTTACCGATACCAGTACCATAGATAGCACCATTGAGGAATACTTCACATAAGGCATCCTTAACACCAGCACCTTCTAAGTCTTCTTGTAGTAAATTACGGATTAGTTCCGCATCTTTATTATCTTTATCTAGTTGGTCATCTTTAATGTCGAACCATTTACCTCTACCGAATGTAGCTTCTTCAATCTCTGCTACTGAGGATTCTACTGCCTGTTGTAGGGCAGGAGAGATTAATTTAGACTTCTCAGAGTTTCTGTTCTTATCTGCTGTAGTCCATATACCACGCCATAGACGATAGTATTCATCCCACTTAGTTAGATAGTTGTTATCTCTATGGTTACGCCATTGTTCTAATCTTGTGGCTAACCATCCTGCTAATGCTTGATAATCTCTTTCATCATTATACATACTTATTAATATCCTGCAACATCATCATAAGGTTCCCAATCATCTTCTAATTCAATAGTGTGCATAAAGTCTGCTACACTTACTTGGTCTATGTAAGCCAAGGCATCTATAATATCATCGTGAGTACCTCTAGTAGGGAACTCAATTAACTGTGTCTCTAAATCCTTGACATAAGCCTTATCGGGATTAAAGACAATCTTACCGTGTTCTAATCTACCCTGTAGTGCCCAGGTAATTCTATCTGTCTTCTTCTTACCACCGTGAGTCACGTCTGTAATAGGTACCCATCTTCCTCTTGTCCTCATCTCATCTTGTAGATAAGGTAGGATTGCATTCTTCAATGCACCTGCTTCGATACCTACAGTCGTGACTTCATTTTCAATAGCTGACGATAGAATCTTCCTAGCGGTTTCTTTAATGGACCAACGACCGTGAAGTATAGATTTAACCCACCAAGTGTCACCACTGATTTTAACGATAGCAATCGCTGTTTCATCCAATTTAGAGCCTTTAATACCACGTTCCTTCTCCACTTGTTCATAACCTGCTGGGTCAACTGCCATAACGAAGTTGCCATCTTCAGGTTCTTCCTCATCAAACTTAAGCCATTCACTCTTAAAGATACCACCTGTGAATGACACAAAGCTAGCTTCAAACTCCTGTCTAAAAGCCTGAGTAGACATAGTATCTCTAGCTGTCTCAATCTCATCAGGGTCTAACAGAGGGTTATCTATGCTATTATACTGGAATGCTTCCCAATCCTCATTCTCTTCTTTATCAGCTTCATTCCATATATCATAGAAATGATTCTTACCTGCTGGGGTACCAATAAATAAGGCACCACCTTTTACATCTGCCAGTGTCGGTCTGATGATTTGTTCCCATACCTCTACTTTCATAGAAGCATACTCATCTAGAACTACATAAGCGAGTCCAACACCCCTCAGGGTGTCAGGACGGTCTGAACCTTTTAGACTAATTCTCCTACCATTAGTGAGAGTCATAGTCGCAGTGTTCTCGTGAGTAGTCTCAATTAAGTCAGTACCGTGGAGCAGCTCCTTGAGCATAGTCCACATAATATCTTTAGACTGTTGGAAGGTAGGTCCTATATAGAACACATCCTTCTCTTCCGACTGTAGTGCCTTGATTATTAATATCCAGGCTGCTAATCTACTCTTACCGAATCTTCTCCCTGCTGATACTACTTTAAATCTAGCATCAGAATTAAATATCTCTAGTTGTGCAGGGTGTAGTGAGACATCAAGTTCCATTGGCAATCTCTATTACTTTAGCATCTAAAGATTCATCTTCAATTATGACACCCTCTTCATAGACTAGAGGTTTAACTGCTTCAGCTTCAATGACCTTAGCCTCTAGACCACCTACATTAATTACTATGTTACCTTTACCTTCTGAAGACCTAAGCTCTACTGCTTTAGTTGTAGGTAAGATTCTATCCATACACATCTTAAGACAAGTACGGTCACCTTCTAAAGCCATCTCTATGACCTTCTCTACAATCTCTGGTCCTTTAGTAGACATTAACTCTCTACTTAGGGCAGTATATTTATTTAGACTACCCTTAGGTCTGCCATTGGGATTCATAGCGTGACCCTTCTTCATCTTAGGATCACCTTTATTTAATCTTCGTTTATCATCAGGTCTCATAGTGTCCTT